TACTATTGATTATCAGTTAGTTAGCTTATTAATATCGACACTAAATCGACACTACTAATGTCAATAATCGACATATCTCTTAACATTATATTAATATTAGAATTGTATATTGCAGTATGGATGCAGAACAGAATCTACATAATCTAGATTACCTAAACAACTCTATACTTGTTTCAGAGATTCTTAAAAAATGGCATAAGCAAAAGCCAGAACATAAAGAACTAAACGAGGTGGTAAGCGCTTACATCAAAGTAGTGTTTTATGTAACTAGAGTAACACAAGACAATACAGTTAAAGACAGCTTGATTTCCAAATTTAGATATGAAAGAAATAAAGCACGTTTAGAATTGCAAGAATTAAAAGAGAAATATAACAACTTAAAAGACCTATAATATGTCAGATTGGTTTGACCATTTAAATCCTATTGATGCACCACAATACCAATGTTGTGTTTGTGAAAAGCCTTTATATCAGGATAAGCAGTATTGTTCTAATAACTGTTTTGAAGCTGATATGATGTGAGTTAGTTTTTGTTTAGTTTGATTAGAAGGGTGGTAGAAATACTGCCCTTTTTTTTATTATTTTTACTTAAAATAAAATTCACTTTTAATTACGTTATATATATATGAAACTAAGTATCGATATTCCTACATCACTAAAAGATGTAACATTAAGACAATATAAGCACTTTTTAAAAATGCAAGATAAAAACGAAGATGAAAGATTTGTACAAGCAAAGATGATAGAGATATTCTGCAATGTCAGATTAGACCAGGTATTAAAGTTAAGGTTTAATGATACACAAGAGATAGTAAAGATACTATCAGGATTGTTTGAAGAAAAACCTCCATTAGTACATAAGTTTAAAATCAATAAAAAGGAATACGGATTTCATCCAGAATTAGATGATCTTAGTTTGGGTGAGTACATTGACTTAGATACATATATAGGTGATTGGGATAATATAGAAAAAGCAATGAATGTTTTATACAGACCCATTACTCATAAGTTAAAAGACAACTATAACATAGAAGAATATAAGGCTGAAGATAATCCTGATTTATTGAATATGCCAATGGATGCAGTTCTAAGTTCTATTTTTTTTTTGTGGAATTTAGGAATAGACTTGTCGAAAACTATGACGAACTATTTGGACAATCAACAAACAGAAGCCTTGACGGAGTATCTGTCTTTGCAAGAAAATGGGGATGGTATCAATCACTTTATTCACTCTCTGGAGGGGATATTACAAGACTTGAAAGTATCTCTGAATTAAATGTACATAAGTGTTTTATGATGTTAGCTTTTGTAAAAGAGAAAAACGAATTAGAATCAAAACAAATTAAAAAGAAATTTAAATGAGCAATCAAGGAGTAAGAGGTTTTTATCAACTAAGCGAAACTATAAAAGAGCAGTTATTACAAGACCAAAACATCAATACAGTAACAACAGGAAACATATCTGATGTCAATCTAAACAAGCAAGACATCTTCCCAATGGGTCATATAATAGTCAACTCAGTAGTAGATGAAGAACAAGTGCTGAGGTTTAACATAAGCGTTCTAGCTATGGACATTGTAGATTTCTCAAAGAGTGAAACTATTGATAGATTTAAAGGTAACAACAATGAACAAGACATTCTAAACACACAATTAGCAGTATTAAACAGACTAATACAAAGACTAAGAAAAGGTCAACTATATACAGAGATGTATCAGCTTGATGGTAATCCTAGTTGTTTACCTTTCTATGATAGGTTTGAAAATGGACTAGCTGGATGGACTGCTACTATGGATGTTCTAATTTATAATGACATATATATCTGCTAATGAAGTATAACAATCTAGAAAAAGCAATAGAGAAATATGCAAAGTATGTAGTACAGCAATCTAAGTCAAACTTGACTAGAGATAAAAAAGGTGGTGGTGATTTATACAACTCTATTTCTTATGATCTTGATGTTGAAACAAATGCTTTTTTACTAGACTTCCTTATGGATGATTATGGTGCTTTTGTTGACAAAGGGGTAAGAGGTAAGAATCCTAGTAAGGTTTCACCTAATGCTAAACTTAGAGGACAACAAGCTCCTAATTCACCATTCAAGTTTGGTAGTGCAAATTATGCTGGTACTTGGAAAACCTTTTTAAAGAGTATAGAGGGATGGGCAAAAAGCAAGAACATAAGATTTAGAGATGAGAAAGGAAAATATAAAGAGGGAGATTATAAAAGCCTTGCATATGTAATTGCAGGTAATATCTACAATAGAGGTTTAAAAGCTAATATGTTTTTTTCAAAACCTTTTGAATCAGGATTACAAAAGTATGGAGATGACTTCTTAGAAGGCTTCATTTTAGATATAGAAAGACAAACAATATTCGGACAAAAATAAACAACTATGGCATTAATAGCATTAAGAAGCCCACAATATAAATACATAACAATACCAGCATCAGGGGTGTTATCAACAAAGTGTACTATAACAATAGCTGGTACATTAAGATATACATTAGTAAAAAACGTAAGTCCAAGTACAGGATGTAACTTTGACATATCAGAACTTGTTAGAGATTATTTAACAATACTCTATTCAAATACTTATTCAGTAACTACTATAGCTATTGTAACTGTATTGCAAAACTACAGCTCTTTAAATGCAGGAAGTGGTGATGAGGTTGGTAGTGCTGTAACATATACTGACACAGGTTTTGAAGCATATGGTGAGTTTTTAGAACAATCAAATCCAACAATTCCATTTAGAGCAAAACCAAGTTGGCTAATAGCATCACAAAATTTAAGTGCAAGTGAAAGTTTTGAAATCTTTGTTCCAACAGGTATAAGTGGATATGTTCCATTTGTGAGGGGTAATGATACCATAGGTAGCATTGCTTATAATACAACAGATACAACTAAAACAGAAGATGGAGTAGCTTTAACAATAACTAGAATAGATTGCACAAAATACGGAGATGGTGTAAAGGCAATATTTATAAACAGATACGGAGTGCAACAAGACTTATGGTTTTTCTTAAAACAAGTTAAATCATTAAATAGAACAAATGAAAGTTTCCAGGCTAATATAATAGAATACCCAGATGATGAAGCGGCAATTTACGATATTAAAAAACACGCTAAAAAAGTATTTAATACACAAGCAAGTCAATCTCATAAACTGAGTTCTGGATATTATCCTGAATTTGCAAATCAATACTTTGAAGAATTACTTTTAAGTGAATATGTATGGTTGGAATTACCAAGAAAAGAAAACCCTACACTTACTTTTGTTGTGCCTGTGAAAGTTAAAACATCTAGTATGACATTTAAAACTTCTGTTAATGATAGGTTAATTGAATACACTATTGATTTTGAAGAAGCATTTGACCATATACAAAATGTTAGATAGATGCAAAAACTACAATTATATATTGATACTACTCCAACAGCTTCAAATCCAACATATCAAAGGATAGATTTATTTAAAGATGAAACTGTATCTTTTACACAAACAATACAAAACGTAAAAGACATAAGTAAGATATTTACAGAATTTAGTAAAACCTTTTCTTTACCAGCTTCAAAAGTAAACAACAAACTTTTTCAACATTATTATAACTTCGACATACGAGGTGGCTTTGATGCAAGAAATAAAGTAGCAGGTAAAATAGAACTAAACACCTTACCTTTTAAAGAAGGATTTATAAAACTAGAAGGAGTTGATCTTAAAAATAGTGTACCACATACTTACAAAATTACATTTTTTGGAAATACAATAAATCTAAAGGATGTATTAGGTGATGACCAATTATCTAGATTATCACAATTATCTGCTGATGATACTACTTATGAATATAGTACAAT